ATATACCCGCTATCAGAATAATCTGGGGCACAAACTGAAGCTAGATAATTTAATTTTTGATACATTGGGATTAATTCTTGTTTTGATTGAGCGGCAACAGTCCAAGATAAATTAATAGTTCTATCAAATCCTTGATAATTATATAAAGGTTCTGCTCTACCCATATATTTTCTAGATTCCCATTCAGCTGAATATGAATCATCAAATGAATCAATATAAGCTCTAAAATGAATATAAGTTTTTAAAGAAGGATCATTATTATTAACTACCCCTATTCTAAATTTTACTAAATCATTTATATCTTTTTTTGTATCAACTTCTGAGGATTGATATAAGGCTAGGGCATTAATTTTATCTAATGGTTCTCCTCTACCTATTACATAACTTTTTCTGTCAAAATTACTTCCAGGAGATCCTAAATTTACTCTACCATCTAATCTTTGGTTAGGATCAGTATAATTAATAGATTTAGGGGAATTAGATTTTGTACTTCGTCTAAAATCTTGTAATATAGCATTATCTACAGACCCAGAGTTACCTGCAACCATTAATTGGTTATAATCTAAGGTAGTATCTAAACCTGTAACATTTGCTTTATTAGATTGGAATGAACCTGTTTGAAATACATTTGTTGAAAAATCTTGTAAAACATTTGTATTATTTACTAGTTTATATTTCCCTTGAAGAAGATCAACACCACCGGCTGATTGATAAACATTACTTAGGGTATTATTAAAGATTTTTGCTGCTTGATAATATACTGAAGGTCTAGCAAAAACTGAATAATCTTCTCTTCCATAATTAAGACTTGCGGCACTAGAACCAAAAGTACCAAATGTTGGAGTTGAATCGCCAAATGAAGAAGAAGATGAAGCTGGTTTTACTGTTTTATTACTGTTAATAAAGAAACGATCTGATCGTTGTTTATCACCTGCTAAGAAAGGATTATTTCTTCCTGTTCTATTTTTAGATATAGAAATGTTTGTTTTACCTATACCTAAGGTTGATCCTGGTCCCCCAGAGTAAGAATATAATTCTGTTGCATCTTGCACTATATACCTACCTGGGCTATCTGGTTTGCGTATTCCATCTTTAATAAAAGAATTTGCAAATTGAATTAATCTACTAGTAGGGGCTAAATTAGGGTTTTGTCTTTCATTTTGAGCAAGTGTATCTAAATAGATAGGTTGAGCTAAGGGAAAAGAAGGACCAAATCCTGTTGATAGTATATTACCATTAGCTACATCATTTGTACTAATAAAGGGATTAATTCCTTGTTTTAACAAATGGCCCCCTAAAGGATTAGCAGCTGCTTGTAATATAGTTGAAGTTGGTAAATAAATACCATTATTTAAAGGTAACCTATTAGGGTCTCCAATTAATGATGAACTTTTACCTTGAGCTTTAACATTAACTCCTGTTCTAGATAAAAGGTTCTGTTTAACTGAAAATAAAAGTCCATTAGGAGATTTAAAGTCAAACATCATTTGAGTTAATCTAGAAACATCCCTACCCACAGCTCTAGGTAATAAAGAACCTCCTCTTAATAGAAAGTCTGTATCACCTAAACCAGGGCCTGATCCACTTGGTATAGAAGATTTGATATAAGGTTGGTTACTTGAACCATTATCCAGTCTATCATTCCCATACCTTAAGGATTTAAGGTCGGTTTTTAGATTTACTAAAGGCATAGGTTATTGTACGTTCCCTGTAGTATCTACTGCTCTAGGTGTTTCTGAAACGTAATCAACATAAGTTCCTTTAGAGAACGTATTATTAACTGGGATTGTTCCTGCTCCTTTTAATGGTGCTGTAGGTTGGTTTCCTGTTAAAGGTGTTAATGTAGATCCTTCAGTTTCAAATTTTTTAAGTAAAGGCATAATTTTAAATTTTAATTGTTAAACATTTATTATAAATATTGTAAAAATATAGTTTATTGAGTAGAATATGAATACTTACCTATGGCAGTACCTAATTTATCACCATTCATTTTAATTACAGGGTCTGGTTTGTTTATTGCTCTTTCTAACAATTTTTCCATTCTTGAATTATCTTGAACTACATTTACAGGACCTGATGAAGTAGGTGAATTATTGTTTCCTTGATTAAATAATTTAGTACCCGCTATAACTGTATCTTTGTTATTTAATGCTATTGCTCCTTCAGGACCTAATAAAGTTCTACTACCATATCCTGATGTGTTAGAACCAGGTGACATTACATCATCACCTGTTATTGCTTTTAAAGCAGCATAACCAGCTAAAGCTGCTCCTACTGCTATAGCGGCCCCAATTCCAAAAGTTGCTGCTGCATTTGTTGTTAAAGCAGCTGCTGCTGTTGCTAACTGTTGGGCTAAAAATACAGCCCCTTTTGCAATATTTTTTACCATAGCTGCTCCCTGTGATATAAGAGCAGATAATTTAAGATTTTCAAGCATTGCTCCTGCAGCTGATAAGGTATTTGCAATACCTTTTTTAATATTAAGTGCAGTTGCTATAGCAAGTTCTCCTGTTTTCATTATTAGACCTTCTTTTCCAAAGACTAATTTTGCTTTTTCCATTACTAAGTCTTTTGCTTGTATTGCTAGACCTTCTTTTCCAAAGACTAAATTGGATTTTTCTATAGCATTATTTTTTATTTGAGTAAGTAAACCTTGGTTTTTATGGAAATTACTTAGTTTTTCAACAGTCACACCTTCTACTGCTAGAGCTGTTTCTCTACCCTTATTTAATACTTTTTGTTGTTCAGTTACTAAACCTAATTTAGATGCAGTATTACGCAATAATTCATTTCTATAAACATCGTCACCTAAAAACTTAATAACTTTAAAAGCTGCTATTATACTCCCTAATACTTTTAAGAAGCCCATAGATTTAGAAATTAAACTAGCCATTAAACCTACGGCATCAGCTATGGGTTCAATAATAGGCATTAAAGCATTTGCTAATTGTACAAATAATTCTTGGGCCTTTTTAATAGAAGCATTAAATCTATCTTGTATAGATTCTGCGTGTAGTGCATCTGCTAATTTTTTATCTCCTAGCTTAGCTGCTATTTGTTCCTGTGAGTATCCTTCTTGAACTAATCTATTATATGCAGCTTTTGTATCTACATCTTTTCCTCCTAATTTAGATAGTATTTCTTGGTCTTGTAAAGATTTTGCTAAATCTTCTCTATTCATTCCTACAGCTTTAGCTAATGCTTCTTGCTGGAGGCGATTCATTTTAGCAAAATCAGCTGCTGATCCTGCCTGTTTAGCAACTTCTTGAGCAACGGTTGCTAAATCATTATTTAAGGCTGCTTGTCTAGCCTTTTCTAAATTAATATTTTTACCTAATAATAATTCTGCTTCTAATTCATTGCTAATTGAATCTTCAAAATTAAGTAAACTACCTGCTATACCATCAACAGCACTTAATTCCATACCAAATTGTTTAGCAGTTTGGACTGCTTTAGCTAATTCAATAGGATTATTAGCCATACTTAATTGTATAGCACTGGATAGTTTTGCTACTTCTTTTAATACTTCTTTTTCTGTAATTGCAGTACCATTAGCAGCATTCATAGCTACTGATTGGCCTAATACATTAGATGCTATTTCTTTTGATGTCTGACCCGTTAATAAACCAAGTTTAGCAATTTCTCCACTCGTTTCGGCACTTAACCCTAATTGGTGCGTTAACTGCGTTTGAGTTTGTAACATCTCAGCAGTAAACATTGCATTAGTTCCAAGAATTTTAGATAATTCTATTTGAGATTTTGCAACTCCTTGGGTAGTAACAAAAATACTATTAGAATCTTGTGCAATTTGGGAGAATTCTTTATTCATCCCTTGTGCTTCATGATAGCTTACTCCTAATTGTTGAGCAACATCTTTTGTAGTTTTATCTAGACCTTTAAAAGCATTAAATATACCTAAAACTACTATTTCAAATAATCTAAGGGGAGTTAATGTTTTTAAAATATTACCTTGAAGTATTTTTGATAGAGTACCACTTTTATCTAATTTATCAGCTAAACCACCAGCATTTTCTGAGATTATTTGGAAAAATCCTTTTTGTTTTTGTAAAAGATCATTTTTAGTATTTATTGTGTTAAGAGTTTTTTGTTGTTTATCTAACTCACTTTGTTGTAATGTAAAAAATTCTTTTTGTTTATTAGTAATAGAATTACCTAAAGCTTTTCTTTTAATTTGTAATCTAAGTCGATTAGAATCTATTTTTTCTTGTTCTTTAGCTATATCTTTTTGAGTAATAGCATCTCTACCTAATTTAGCATACAAATCAATTAATGCATCTGTATTTTTTACACTTTGTTTTAGATCAGCAGCTAAACCTCTTTGGAATGTTTTACTAGCAATTTCAAAGGCATTATTCATATTACCTGCTTCATCAACTGCTTGTTCAAAAGAATCAATTAATTTATCACCCAAAGAGGTAATAGCATCATACATAAATGCTAACTCCTGTTTTAAGTCTTGTGCTTCTTTTTTAGCTTTTCCGTCTCCGAGTGCCATACAAAGTTATTTTATTATAAATATGGAAAAAAGCAACTATTTATAGCTGCTTTTACCTTCATATGCTTTAGATGCTTGTTTAAATTGAGGAGTATTTATTTTACCTTCTGAATCTACTAATGATTTTTTACCAGTACTCATTTCATTTTTTTCTGCTGCTGCTTTTGCTTCATAAAAATCATTAATTTCTTTAAATGTAAATTTACGTAACCATATAGGCATATTATAGATGGTATTATAATCATATCCACCTTTACCATGAAATACTATTTCATGTATTTGCTTAAATATGCTTAATCTAATCTGAGGAGCTGTCTCCGAAGTCAGGCCAAAAAAAGTTAAGCCCAATGGGCACGGTTACCTCCTCTCCCGAATCTAGAACAACATTAAGATCAACATCTGGAGATGTATTGTTTAAATGTTTTCTAAATGCTCTAGCATCTCGTGCTAAAAAATAGTTATCAACAAATTCTCTAATATCTTTTCTTTCAGTTTCACCATCAACGGAAGTTAATGAATACTTTAATCTAGTAGATGCTTCATAAGAAGCATTTTTATTTATCTTTCTTAGTCCTTTTAATTCTCTATCAATTTTAGATTCATCATGACCTGTTAATAGTTTATATGTAATTTTAGTACCACTATGAGGAAGTGTAAAAGCAAATTCATTTTTACCTTCAATCATAGTAGAACTGTCAAATTCTTTATTTTCTAATTCTGATAGATCAATAGTTTCTGCTTTACCATTTACTAGTGTTTTATAATCATTACCATACCCTAAAATACGAGTAGCAATTAAAATAGCATTTTTATCACCTATAATTAAATCTTTTAAATCTATTTTAGATACAATTACAGATTCTAATAATTTATCTAATACATTACCTTTTTCTATAAATGCTTGATTAGATAAAATATCTTCTTCCTTAGCAGTCATATACTTAATTTCTACTTTACCACTTGAAAGGGGATTGTCTTTTGGATATACTAAACCTTTTGAAGGTAATTCTATCTCTTCTGTTGGGAATTTAAATTCGGCCATAATCTTTATTTAGTTAAAACGTTTTTACGTTGATAAATATTAAGATAAAAAAAAGCTTGACCGAAGTCAAGCTATTTTTCAAATTAAGGGGTGGGTAAAATTTTTAGAAATTTAATACACAATAATCTGGTTGTACAGTCATTGTAATTTCTTGAGCAGCATTTTCTGTATCCCAATTAAAATCACCAAATTCTGCATTTGTAATCATTGCTCCTTTGATAATCCATTCTGAAACGATATCACCTACAGGTCCTAGTACATTGATAGTAAGATCTTTCTTATAGAAATCACTATAACCATCTCTACCAGTTACTGATTCATGATGTAATCTAACCCATTCCATTACTGATTGTGCACCAGATGGAGTAATAGGATCAAATAGTGTAAATTGAATAGTACCCCATTTTGTTTTACCTTTTACATATCTTTCAACATTAATATGATTTAAAGCTACTGTTCCTTGTTCTACAGTTACAGCTCCTACACCTTTCATGATATAGGCTGGGAATCCATCTACAAAACAGATAAATCTATTCTTTTGTTTTGGTTCAAATGCTGTGAAAAATATTTCGTTTGGGTTTAATACTGCCATTTTATTTTATTATTTTATTATAAATATTTATCTTTTTAATTTTTATGCTGGGAATGTTGCTCCAGTTGGTAATACATTGAAATCTAGTATAATAAATTCAGCTGTTTTAGTTGGTTGTAAGAAAATCTGTCCAATTAACTCATTTCTATCAATAACATCTGGTGTATTATTTGTTTCATCCATTACTACTTTAAAAGCATATAATCCTTGTCTTTGTTGTACTGATTCTAAATATGGATTTACTTGTGTTAAGAAATTTTGTCTTGTTGCTATTGTATTTTGTTCAAATACTAAGTTGTCAGCAATTTGAGAAATATAATCTTTAAGTGTAATCAATAATCTTCGTACATTTACTCTATCTAAAGCAGTTGCTGCTTTTTGTAGCGTTTTCTGACCAAATACTACTACTCCTTGTTGTGGGAATGTAGCAATTGGATTTACATTTGCTTCATATAAAGTATCTCTGTTTGCTGAAGTTAATTTTCTTTCAGCTCTTACTACAGCACCTAATCCTCCCCTAGTAATACCTGCTGGTGCAAACCATGGATCTGAAGAAGCATCTGTAAATGCATATACTCCTGGAATCATTGTAGAAGCTGGTACATACACTAGTAACCCACTACTTGGATCAATAGTTTGTAACCAAGGCCAGTATGCAGCTGCATAACTTGAATCTATAGCTCCTGCATTTTGGTTTACAGTTGCAATTGCTGTATTATAAGGAACTAAATCCATTACATAAATTGCATCTCCTCTTGAAATACACATATTTTTAATTAAATTACACTGTACAGCATAATTTGAATAATATAAACCTGGAGCTGAAATTACATTGTATTGATATTCATCCTGATTTGCTAATAAATTAATTGCATTAGTATAATCTGTTCCAATTACTCCTTGCGTATTTACTGAATCAATTTGTTCGTAAAATCTGTTATATGATACTGTGTTTAAGTTTGAACCTACACCTTGATCAAATGAACCAGATCCTAATTGAGGTAAAGATGCTGTAAATTCAGTTTTTGCTACACCATTATTATCAAAGTAATAAGGGGTTGGTGCATTTACTTCTTTTACTCTTACATAATTAGATACATTAGGATAAGAACCTGATTCTTGTAAATAAGTTCCTGAACCATCTCCTGCTACTACTACATTTGAAGTAACATCACCAATTGCTCTTGAGATATAATTTGGAGAAAATGGATCTAAAGAGATATTATTAAATGATTCTAAAATAACTTTTTGATTATTATTATCATTACCACGTCTAATAAATAATGAGAATACACCTGATGCTGTGTTTACAGCCCCAATTTCCCATCTTAAGTTATCTGCAGAACCACTTGCTAATGCTCCATTTGGTAATTCTGTTCCTCCAGTATCAGCTCCTACTGGGGATGTGTTATTCATAATAAGTCCTTCAGAAAGAGTTTCTAGTACAAAAGCGTTTTGATTAACAATTGAACTATCTGTTAAAGTTATTACTAAATCAGCTGTTGGAGTTCCGATCGCAGCGGCTGCTATAGTTAATACGTCATCTTTTGCGTATCCTGCTCCATCTTCAATTACATTAATTGCAGTTACTCCATTTAATAAATTGTCATCTTCAACAGTAAATTGTAAGTCTTTATCACAAGCTGTAAATCCAGCAGTAACTAAATCAGCTGCAGAAATTGTTAATATATTTCCAGTAACATAACCCGATCCTGCGTCAGCTACTACAACTGATACTAAAGCACCAGCTGCTCCACCACCATCTGTTGTAATTGTAAGAGTTGCTCCTGTACCATCTTGTTGTGTACCACCTGATACAGATGTTATTGCAACTGTAAATGGTCCTGCTACAGCACCTATTGTAGTACCACCTACAAAAGCACTATCTGCTGTTACGTTTTGAGTTGCTATTAAATTTGTTAATTCACCAACTGTTATTGAAAAAGTTGCTCCATTATTAGGAGTAGTATTTGAAGCAACGGTAGTAAAAGTACCTTTATCACCTCCTGTACCACCACTAGTATAGTCTCCTATAAGGTTTCCAGCTAATCCTGCTGTTGTAGATTCAACATTATTTTGGATAGTTGTAGATAAAGCAGGATCAAAACTACCACTTGTTACTCTAGTTACAAGTAAAGAAGTTCCACCTTGTTGGAAATAATTATTAGCTGCAATTGAAGTTAAATAAGTGTAATCTTGAGAACCACTTTCTAAAGTAGAACCAAAAATTGTTTGGAATGAACTATAAGAACTAACTAAAGTTGGTTTTTCAACCGGTCCTTTAACTGTTGGTCCTATAATTGCTGCTCCTCTAGTTAGGGGTTGAGCTGTAACAAGGGATTGATCGTTTTCTCTTGCTAATACTCCTGGAGATATTAATGTTTCTGCCATTTTGTTATATTATTTTAATATTGTTTTATTATAAATATTAGGAAGAGATTCAAAAACTTATTCTGTTGTAGTAAATTCTCCAGAATCTAAATTAATGTTCCCATCTCCATATTTTTCTTGTAGCTCTTTAGCTGTTTTATTAGTTTCTTCTTGTAAATCACCCAATTTATCTAAAATTGATGCTCTTTGTCCTTCTAAAATTGCTCTTTGAATATCAACTTGTCCTAATTCAAAGGTAATTGCATTTTGTTGTTGTTGATAACCTTTAAGAATTTCTAATTCTTCTTTTGATAACTTAATTGTTTTACTCATTTTTTATTTTTTATAATTATACATATTTAAATTTTAGTTAAAATCTATAGTTGAATAAATAGACTTATTATATACTTTTGTTAAGTCATAATATTCACCTTTTACTATATACCCAATTTTTGATATTTCTTCTGGAAGGTCTAAGCATATGTTTTCTTTATCAATAATTGTTTCTAAAGAATTCACTACTAATATTAATTCAGGAAGAGAATTATCATAAATTATTATTCTTGGAATAAAATCTTGGGTCATAATTCTTTTATGAGTATTTGAATTTTGGAAAAATATTTTAAAATCTTTATTTTTACTAAAATTAAATAAACCATCTGTTTCTTCACTCCAATAACTAACTTGATCTGCAATTGGTTCTATGTGGGTACTATATTCGAAATTTTTAATTAATTGTTCCCAATATTCTTCTGCATCTCTAAATTTTCCATCATTTTTCCATGGGTGTTGGTCACTCATGTAATATTTTTTATTTATAATGGGTAGTATAGATTTTAAATTTTCTTTTGATAAAACATTTAACATAAAACTTGGAAATCTATAATCTATATCTTTTAATCTTAAATCTTTTACTTTAGATACTAAAAAAGGAATAGGATTATTTAAATCATGAATAATATTATCCGTTATCTTAACATCATAATTAATGAAACTAAAATAATCATAATCTAATGATACCCCTAAATTTCCAGCTAATAATATTTGGTTAAATGCTGTCCACCCATAATCATTTAATATATTTTGCAATTTAATAGATTTATCTTTAAAATTTAAATTTTTCCAAAATACCATTCCTCTATAAGGATATTCAATTACAGGATTACTTTTATCATAGATAAAATAATTTATTTTTTCTTGTATGGAGTTAGATACAGGAATATGAGATAACACCATTATATCAAATCCTTCTTTTTTAATTCTATCTATATTTTTATTTAAAATATTTTTCTTAGTATCATCATTACAATGGCATAATATTATAACTAAATTTTTATTTTTCATAACATGCTATATAATTATTTTTATCCTTTTTTTTATTATATTTTTTTATAGACTCATGTTCTATATAGTTAGTATTATTATTACTACTTTTAAACCAACTTCCCTTATTGTTTAATAACTGATTAATAATAGGTTGTTCAGATTTATACAATGTAAGTAATTCTTTTTTAGTTTTCAAGTTTTTCTTATCTAACTTAGTATTAGATTTCCCAAATACATATAATATATCTTCTAAAATAATTTTATCAATATATTCTTTAATAAAGTTAAATATAGCTTTATGTTGTGGATGTCCGTATTCACCTATAGGGTTATGAGTTACTATTTTTTCCCATTGTCTACCTAGTAATATTGATTCAATATTATACTTTTCAGGAGGGTTATTTAAATCGTCTTTATGATCAAGAATTTCCCAAGAACCTACATTTAATTTTTTCATTACCTGTTCAAATTCTTTACTTCTAATTTTATTTGATTTATTGGTAAGACAAATAACTTTATATTCAGGACCATATTTTATTAATTCGGCACCCCCAAATATCAATTCATCATCAGGATGAGCTACTATCATTAATTTTTTTAATTGGTAGTCCTGGTACATTATATCCAGAGTTTTACTGTTTTTAGAAACAACTGATGGGTCCGGTCCATGTACAAAATAAGGTTGTTTATTTGCTATATCAAACATAATATCAAACCCTTTATCTAATATACTTTGATCTACAACAACTTTTTCCTTAGGGGAATAATAATTATTCCATGTAATAGGTAAATGATTTGTTTTATTTTCTTTCCAAAGTAAAGCATTAGTTATTCTTTCTTCTGAGAAGGCATTATCATCTGCAAATATTTGTAAATTTTGTAAATTTAATTTTTGGTTTAAATCTAAACATTTTTGGAAAAATGATTTTGAATCTTTATTATAAAAATAAAAACCAGTTGCTATAATATTTTTATTTGGGTTTCTTTCAATATCTAAGATATGTGATATTTCTGCCCCATAATGTCCTTCTAATTTTATATTTTTATATTTTCTCCAATGAACCATATCTTCATCAAAATATCTCATAAATAAAGGATAATCTGTTAAATTAGAAATATACTTTAAAGATTTATCAATATGTTCAGTAACAAAAGCATCACCATCTATCCAAGCAAAATTTTGATATTCAGTATTTAAAGAATCTAAACTGGTTAGATATTTAGCATAATATAAAGAATAATCTTTATCTATTAAATCAAATTCATTAGGGATATGTCTTATTGGTTTAGGATCAAAATCTATTCTTTTATTAATTACATTAGGTAAATTAATTTTGGGATCACAATTAAAACCATATACAAGTAATTTATGTTTAGAATGTTTTAAAAGACTTTTAGCTAAAACTTCTATCATAGATAAATAAGGTTTATCACCCCCTGTTACCCAAACAAAATCTGTATTGTTTTTAGGTTCTAATATATTTAAACATTCTAAATAAACTTGATCTACTGTAATAGATTTTTGACATATATGTTGTTTTGGAGTTCCTTCATTTTTAGGGCACCAATCCCAATTACCAGGATCAAAAGTAAAATCTTTATTAACCCAACAATTATTACATACTGTATTATTTTCTATTTTAGTTAATTTATTTGTAAATTCATAACCAAAAGGAATAAAATTATTAATCATTAAGGTTGGTTTGTCTAAAGCCCAATTTGCCCAAGATAAACCAGATCCTAAACCTATAAATAAATCAGCATGGTAAAGATAATTAAAAGTTTTTTCCCAATTAAGTTTCTTTTTATTAATTATATTTGTTCCAGAAAATCCTTCATAAGATAAATTAACTATTTTATATCCCTTTTTATGTAGTTTTTTAGCTAAACTTCTCCATCTGTCATGGGGCCATTCTTTTAATCCTGAGGTTGATTTAGGACCAATACAAATATATTTTTCTTTAATAGGTCTTTTCCCAATTTTAAAATCTACACCATAGTTAATTTCTTTATAAGACAATCCTAAAGCATCACTAGCAGCTTGAATTAGAGGAATAGTATTTACTTGGTTTTTATTTTTTTTACCTTTATCCCATTTTCCATTAGTTTTAAACCACCCTATTTTATAATGTACATATGAATTAACAGATTCCTCTGGTTTAACAAATTTAATGTTTTTATATTCAGGATTATTTTCAAACCATTCATTATGAAAAGTACTAACTATAACTTTACAATTATGTTTCTTTTGAAATTCTAAAACTTGTGGGGTCCATGCTAAAGTATCTCCTACAGATTTTGAGTCTAAGGATATCTTAACTGTTTGGTTAGTTACATCAAAAGTATGAACTACATCACCATCTATTTTGATGATCCAGGGAATATAATATTCAAGATTACATTTAGTCCACATATTATTTTTAATAGTACTAGAATGTATTACTTTATTAGTATCAGCATTTATAAATTCTACAAAATATTCATTTTTATTAGAACCAAATACTTCTACTTTTGCTCCTTGATTAAAACTAATTTCAACTGTATTTTTTGGAGGATTAGCCATAAAAGAGTCTATTTCTTTACTAGCTATTTTAGCCATATTATCCCAAGTAAATTTTTCTCTAATATCTTTGGATTCTTTTAATGCTTCTTTTTTATGATAATCATAATTTTCATAAGCATCTCTCATTACTTCTCTAAGATGGATAAAATCTGGGGTGTAAAATTCTCCTGATAATTCTGATTGAGAGTATGTACTATATTCTCCCCTAATAGCGGGTTGTGTTCCTATAACATTTACAGGTAATCCTTTTCCTTCAGCAAATTCTAGTTGAGCACTACAATTAGAATAAATAGAAGGAGTACCACAAGCCATAGCTTCAATTAAAGGTAAATTCCATCCTTCAGAACGGGCACAAGATAAAAACACATGCCCTTTTTGTAAATATTTAATATATTCTTCTCGAGAAGGAAAATGTTTGATTTTAATTCTAGGATCAATTAATTTATAATGTTTTAATCTTTCTTCAGTTGTTTTAAAACCATCTTTAGCAAATATATTATCAATAGAAAGTATTAAATCTACGGGTTCATTTTTATCAAATTCTTTTAAAAAACTTTCAATTACTTCTTTAGTTGATTTTCTATAATCCCATCTTCCAAAATGAATAAATTTAAATCTTTTATCATCATACTCAGGTAATGTTGCTTCTTTATTAGGTTTAAATACTTCTCCATCTACAGCTTCAGGTACTACTTTAATTTTCTTTTCTGGAATACCTTGGATTATATTACATTCTTTTTGCCATTGGGAAGGTACCCAAATTTGGTCAAATTCTTTTATTCTATTATAAAATTGTTTTGGATATTCAGTTGTTTCCCACACTAAATAAGCAATTTTAGGTCCTTCATATGTTTGATAAAAATAATGATGGTTTACTTCAGCTAAAATTATGTTTAAGTTATGGTCTAAATTATTAGGATAATTTTTATAAATTTTAGTATCATGTAATTTTTTATTATCAGCAAATGTAGTTTGAGTTGAAATTAATTTTTTATCTAAATCAGTTATATAGGGTTCTTCATTAAAAGGTTCATCTTTTAAACCATTCCAATATTTAGGTACCGTAAAATTTCTAATTTTTAATGGATAATAATTTGAAAGGTTTCTAAAAAAATCACGAGAATGATTATTAAAACCTGTTGTTCCTATATAACAACTAGAAACTAAAATTTTAGTATTATCTGGCATTTATTGGTTATTTATAGATGTAATAATTTTATTTATATCAAATACTTCGTTTAAATCATTATAAGGCATACTAGATATTCCTTCGGATAAATTAAAGGGAGCATAAGCTATATTATGTAATGGTATATCTTTAGTATAAGGATTTGCTTTTATGTTGTCATGAAAATTATAACCGAATATTTCTGGTTTTGTATTTACCCAACATACTGTAGATTTTCTATTTAATGCTCTAGCCATATGTTGGCTAAAACTATCTATTAATAATCTTTTACTAGCTTTTTGAAGAAGAATAGCTATACTTCTATACCCATCTAAAGCTTGTAAGGTATCAGGATATATTAATTGATCCTCTCTTTTAATATGAATTATAGTATAATCTTTTTTATAATAATCTATAATTTCTTTTACTAATTTAGTAGGTATATCTCTAGTCCATGCATATTGATAACCCATACCTTGGGGTCCCCCATTAGGTTGGATAGCTAAAATAGGTTTTTCAGTTGAATAATAAGGAGAAAAATATTCTGTTTCTGGTTTTGAAAGATATATTTCAGGTTGTTCATTGTTATATCTAATACCAATGAGTTCACACCAAGTTTTTAATAAATGAACTGGTTTATCAAGTATAAAATCTGATGTTTTATAAGGCTCATTTGCAAAAATTTTACATTTTTGATCTTTTATATATTTTGGATATATTCCACTTAAATAGTTTATGTGGTAAACTTCATGTATATAGGGGTTATTTAAAAATACATCGGTATATGCTGTGACTACTATTAGTTTCGCGTTTTTATAACGATTTTTAATAGCTTTTACTATGGCAGTTGCCATAATAGATTTACCGAGTCCTCCCTCGATTTGGAATATAATATTCATTTATAACTTTATTTAATTTATAACTATAATATACAAAAACTATTTTAGTATATCAAATTATCCCCAAGGTATTCCTTCTTCTGTTGTTGGAGCTACGTAAGCTGCAATTTCTTCGTTTATTCTATCTTCATTAATTGTTTGAATAGCAGTTACATCAACACCACTTTTTAACCATTCTACTACTACATTTTGAGTTAGATTTTCAAAGGGAATAAAATTGGGGTCTGATGCCGATCCTGTTATAGTATGTTCACCAAAATAATTTTTGAAAATTCCGTTTTCTTCAGAGTATACTCTAAAGTAAATTTTAGTTACTACATTTCCATCTAAAACTCTTTCAAGATTATGTACTTCCCAAGTATGTGTCATTATTTTTTATTTATTTTTGTTTCTAATTTTTCTACTTTATTTGTTAAGTCTTTAATTGCTTCAATTAATAAAGGTACAATTTTTTCATAATTAACAGCTTTATAACCACTTTCTCTTGTAGTAACTGCTTCAGGTAATACTTCTTCTATTTCTTGGGCAATTACACCAACATCCGGTCCTTCATTACCATGTATAACTAGTTTTTCTTCTTTAGTTAACTCTTTCCAATCAAATGTATTACCTGATACTCCGATTACTTTACATAAAGCACTATCAATAGGCTTAATATTTTCTTTTAATCTTCTATCTGAGGTTGCATATGCTACAACATCATTTGTTGCATCAATTCTACCTGTAGTTGTATTACAAGGAGATGTTCCTCCTACTTGCAAGTGTTGAGTAACAATTCCATTATTCATATATAAAGAATTGGAAGTTGTAGTACTAATATTATTACCCGCAACAAAAGTACAAGTTTGACCATTTATATAATTTGAATACCCTCCTAAAATAACACTATCATTAGCACTATTGCAAATACAGTTATTACATCCTGCTACTATTGAGGCTTTTTGAGAAGAACAAATAGTATTGTCCCATCCTCCAACTATACTTGAATACGCAGAGTTACCACAAATTAGGTTTGAATAACCAGAACCAATATGCACACAACCACCTGTTACACCAGTTATTGTATTATTCGCACCAGCAAAAATTCCAGCCATTGTTACTTGAGCAGTACAACTACCAAGTGCACAAATTTTATTAACTTGACCAGCTCCAATTATATTAAAACATCCTGACCCAGAAATACAATTTCTATCACCCGCTCCTATAAAAGAACCACCAGTATCACAAATAAAATTTCTACATCCACCACCTATAGTAGAACAAGATGCTGATGATGTATTTTGGCTTCCACCTGTAACGGAAGGGTAACTAAATCCTGATCCTATTGTATGACAAAAACCAAATTGTAAAATTGGTCCTGCAAGACAAGTACCATCAAAAGTTAAATTAGATTCACCATTAATTGTTGAAGTACCAGTAGCGGTTAATACTCTATTATTTGAATTATTTGTAATAGTAGTAGTACCTGATGAACCTGATGAACCTGATGTACCTGATGAACCTGATGAACCTGATGTACCTGATGAACCACTTGAACCGGATGAACCTGAAGTACCTGGGGAACCTGGGTCACCTTGTCCACCTGATGTTCCTGATGAACCTGAAGAACCGGAGTTACCTGAAGTACCACTAGAACCTGAAGAACCACTATTACCACTAGTACCTGATGAACCTGATGAACCTGATGAACCTGAAGTACCTGGGGAACCGGTACCACCACTTGTACCTGAAGATCCTGAGGAGCCTGATGTTCCTGATGAACCTGAAGAGCCTGAAGAGCCTGAAGTACCTGAAGTACCTGGAGAACCAGTACCGCCACTTGTACCACTAGAACCACTTGAACCACTAGTACCTGATGATCCTGATGAACCTGAAGAGCCTGAAGTTCCTGAAGTACCAGGTGAGCCTGTTCCACCTGAAGTACCACTAGAGCCACTAGAGCCACTAGTACCAGATGAACCACTAGAACCAGAATTACCCGAAGTTCCTGATGAACCTGATGAACCTGATGTACCACTTGTTCCTGATGAACCATCATTACCAGCTGCAGCTGCTGTTCCAGTTATAAATGCTACATTCCAAACAGCATCTTGTACTGCAACAGTACCATTACCACTAGTATCCATATGAGCTGTTTCAAGCTCTATTTTAATAGTATCATTAGCTGATAAGAAATAATAAGCTTTAACAGATACGTTTATATCCTCGTTATAACTAGATCCCCTTGAGTATGAATCAGCATAAGTGTCTTCTTGTTTAACACCATTAATATAAACAGAAGCTGCCATCATTGATCTTAATGTGCTTCTAGTTGATACTAAAAATACAATATTAGCATTAATTATATAATAACCATCATTATCAATAGTAATAGTATCTGATTGATTAGTAAATGTATAATAGTTTGTATTAATTGATGGGTCTAAACCATATTGTGTAGTATCAACTTTTAAAAATGCTGTTGTCCCATTAGTTGAAAAATTAGTAGTGTTTAAAGTACCATTATCATATCCATTAAATCTTGCTATTGTACCTCCATCTTGACCTGAAGTACCACTAGAGCCACTAGAGCCACTAGTACCAGATGAACCACTAGAACCAGATGAACCACTAGAACCAGAATTACCCGAAGTTCCTGATGAACCTGATGAACCTGATGTACCTGAAGAACCTGATGAACCACTGGAGCCACTTGAACCAGAATTACCTGAAGTTCCTGAAGTTCCTGAAGAACCAGATGAACCTGAGGTACCACTTGTTCCAGAAGAACCAGATGAGCCTGAGTTACCTGATGTACCTGATGAACCTGATGAGCCTGAGTTACCTGATGTACCTGATGAACCTGATGAGCCTGAGCTACCAGATGAACCTGAACTACCAGATGAACCTGAACTACCAGATGAACCTGATGTACCATCATCTCCTCTATCACCTGTTGTTACAAAGGATGCTATAATATCTTCACCGTTTGTTAAAGCATTACCCCCTTGGGATTCAAATATTATTGTAAATTGCCACCAATCCCCTTGGTCAACCAATTCATCAAGGGCAAATAGTATAAAATCTGAAGGATCATCTTTATCTGATAATCTCATATGACCTTTTACAGCTGAAGTTGATGAATCTATAGTTTCAAAAAATGATTGAACAGAATTTCCATCATCATCAGTTTCACTAATTGCAGCTACTGTTGCAGATGTTTGGGTTGAATTATTTAATCTTATATTTCCTCCTCCTGGATTTGCAATTGTAGTAGAAGTACTAAAAGTATAGTCAAATGTAGCACCACCAAAGTTACCATCTTGTCCTGAAGTACCTGATGAGCCACTTGAACCCGATGAGCCACTACTTCCACTTGAACCTGATGAACCTGATGAACCGGAAGTTCCAGATGAACCGCTTGAACCTGAATTTCCTGAAGTACCTGATGAACCTGAAGAGCCACTAGAGCCACTTGAACCAGAATTACCTGAAGTACCACTTGAACCACTTGAGCCTGAATTACCTGAAGTACCTGATGAGCCACTTGAACCAGATGTTCCATCTGAACCTGAAGAACCACTTGTACCTGAAGAACCACTTGAACCTGAATTTCCTGAAGTACCTGATGAGCCACTTGAACCATTAGAACCAGATGAACCTGATGTACCCGAAGAGCCGGATGAGCCTGATGTACCTGAAGAGCCGGATGAGCCTGAACTTCCTGATGAACCCGATGTACCTGAACTTCCTGATGAACCACTTGAACCAGAAGTACCACTAGAAGCAGCATTTGCTTCATATCCTATATTACCATTTGAATCTATTACTAATACATCATTACTAGTTGTTATATTAGGTAAATTTGGAATTTGTAAAGTCCCATCAATCATTGTTAAACCTGAACCACTTACGGATAAAATAGGAACACCCGATATATCTGATGCTGCAAATACTATCCCAGTTAAATCATCAGTTACTGAAAATAATTGACCTTGGGATCCTTGTACATCTAAAATTGTACTACCTGATCCTGATACAGTTAATAAAGTTGATCCTGAAAATGTTAAATTAGCTTCACCTTCAATTAAACCTGAAGTTCCGGTTGCTGTTAATAAATAAGTATCAACATTATTATTAATAGTAGCTGCTCCCGAAGTTCCAGATGAACCACTTGAACCTGAACTACCACTAGAACCTGAAGTACCACTTGAACCACTTGATCCTGATGTACCTGATGAACCTGAACTTCCTGATGAACCTGATGAACCCGATGTACCTGAAGACCCACTAGAGCCTGGGTTACCATCTACACCACTTGTTCCTGAAGAACCAGATGAGCCTGAAGACCCTGAACTACCATTTGAACCACTTGAACCTGAAGTGCCACTTGAACCTGATGAACCAGAAGTACCACTTGAACCTGATGAACCTGATGAACCACTACTTCCACTTGATCCTGATGTACCTGATGAACCTGAACTTCCTGAAGAACCTGAAGTACCACTGGAAGCAGCATTTTCTCTTGTTCCTACTTGACCACTACTATTTATTACAAGGGTTGTATTCTCAGATCCTTGGGTTGAAAGACCTGTTAATTTAAGTTCATTTAACTCAGCATTACTACCACTAAGTATTACTTTTTTCCAATTTGGCATATCAATTTATCATTAGGTTGGTTACACAAAGTGCCCACTTCCCCGAAGGGCCGTAATATTTATTATAAATATGTCTTAAATTTTTCCTATTGACCAGGAGGAAGAGGAGTTGTATTTTCTTCTTCTTCTCTTATTTGGTTTTCAATATTTCCAATTTTTTGATCTAATTTAACCTGTAAAGTTCCTATAAAAATAGCATCAATACCAGTAATTGGAATATAATTAGTTGACTTTCTAAGAGCACGTAATTCTCTTAAAGACAAATTAGTTAAATTATAAGCCATAACTATAATTTTTTAATTTCTTTATATTTTTCTTGAATTTTTAAAGTTAAATTATAAAGTATTTCTACATACTCTCCTTTAAATAAACCATTTTTAACAGTAAGTAATAATAATTCTATTTCTTTTTCTGTTAATTCTATATTATGAGTTAAAGGAGTACCAACTTTATCAGTAGGTACTCCTTTTATTTCAACTTTATTAGATTTAAATCCCATAAACCTTTTTAATTTTTTTAATAACAATTTTTTTTACTTTTTTAAGAGTAAATATAAATATCACCTGAAGCTGATGTAAAAATATTACCTTCAGCTTGGTATCTAGTAGGGGCAGAAGAAGGTAATGCTCCACCTGAACCTACTACTACTGTTGCCATGAAAGCATCTGGTGTAAATCCTGATCCACTAGCATGGAAAGAACTTGTTACACCCCATCTTTCAGTTGATAAACCATCAAATGCAAAAGCATCACCATAATCTTGAGTATCTTGTTGTACTACAATACCACCATCTCCTACAGAAGTAGAACCAGAAGCCATTAAGATAAATCTATCAGCTACTAATAAATTTTCTGAATTTTGGAAAGATGCTGTACCTTGTACTGTTAAATCATGACTAATTACTACATCACCGGTTACTGTTAATAAACCACCTACTGTAGAACCACCATCACTTACAAAAGTCATATTTTGTTCAGCATTGGCACTATCACCATCAATATCTGTTAATACTCTGTTATTACCAGAATTAGTAACATTGATTACACCACTTGTTCCACTAGAACCTGATGAGCCTGATGTTCCACTTGATCCAGAAGAACCACTTGTTCCACTAGAACCTGATGAACCATCTGATCCACTAGTACCTGAAGTACCTGAAGAACCAGAAGAACCACTTGTACCACTTGATCCTGAAGAACCATCTGAACCACTTGAGCCTGATGTACCACTAGAACCTGAAGAACCAGCGTCACCGTCAGCACCACTTGTACCAGAAGTTCCTGATGAACCACTTGAACCAGCATCACCATCTACACCACTTGTTCCTGAAGAACCACTTGAACCATCTGATCCACTAGTTCCACTTGTTCCTGAAGAACCACTTGAACCTGGAGCACCATCATCACCGCTAGTTCCTGATGTACCACTAGAACCACTTGAACCAGAGTCTCCACTTGTACCTGAAGAACCGCTTGAACCATCTGATCCACTAGTTCCACTTGTTCCTGAAGAACCACTTGAACCTGGGTTACCATCTACACCACTTGTTCCTGAAGAACCGGATGAACCATCTGATCCACTAGTACCTGAAGTACCAGAACTTGCAGCATTTTCTCTTGTTCCAACTACTCCAGCAGTATTAATAGTTAATACAGTGTTTTCAGTTGCCTGTTGTGATAAGTTTGATAAAGTTAATTCTGCTAATTCTGCATTAGATCCACTAACTACTACCTTTTTCCAATTTGCCATTTTATATTAATTTTTTTATTTTATTATACATATTATACTATTTCCAAATAATTAAAAACCAAGAAAAAATTCATTAGAAGAAAATACCATCCCCCCTTCTACTGCAGTAGGTAATGAATTAAAATTTAATAATTGTAAAACTCCTTCATTATTTATTTTTATTCCTTGATTACTTGAATTTTTAATTAATAATAAATCTCTAGAAGTATTATCATTAATTTCAAACCTAGCACCTGTTGATGGGCCACCTATTCCTAAATTTATTCCATCAAATTGAAGACCAGAATTTCCATCTATTTCTTGATTTCCAGTAGCAGTTAAAACATAGTTGTCGATGTTATTATTAATAGTAATACCACTACCACCAGTATTTTGGGTATTATATGCTCCTACTTTTAAGGAATCGACAAATCTTATATTATTAGCCATTAATCTATTGTTTTAATTCTTTACCACTCTTCACATCATAAATACCAGTAAGTCCTCCTTCATTTTCATTACTTCTCCTAGTTCTACCATCTCTTGTTTTAGTTACACCTTCTTTGAAAATTTCAGCATTAGATGTTGTTTCCATTGAAATAATAAATTTAGATTTAGTATTATATTTAGATATTGAATTCATATCTTTTTGCACGGTATCAGGGATAATATATCCTCTTAATCTAATATTAAATGTACCTTTTACTAATCTATCTTTATTAGGTGTTAACGATGTTTCAGTTGAAAAACTATCAATAAATGCTCTAAATTTAAATCTTTCAGGATTACCCCAATAAGCATCAGAAGCGTACTCACATGATTCAATAATTTTATTTAATTGTTCCATGTAATAAGTTTGGATTAAACAACTATATTCTAAATTAACAAAATCAGGAACTGCTACAGCATAAAATTGTTTTGCGGGAATTGCATTATTAATAGCATCAAAATTATTATAAAAGTTTTTAGGATTATAAGCACGTTGGAAACTACCATATAAATTAGGACTATTAGCATCTAATTTATTATATACTGTTCTATCTTTTTCTATAGAATTTCTTTTAAGTACAATAATAGGTAACATTATAGCTCCTTTTTTATCTCTATAGTAATTATCTTTTTGAAAAGATTTCCATCTTTCAGGGGAACCATATATTACAGGTACTTCTCTTCTTTCTCCATTTTGATATACAAAAGGTTTAATTACATTTTGAAAATAATAAAATACAGCTTCATCTAAATCTTTAATACCAATTGAAAATGGTTTTGTAGTATCACCTGTCCAAGATAATTTTTCTGATCTATTAAATGGTATACCTGTTTCATTTTCATTAGTAGGTAAAGGAATATTAGGATTACCATACCTAGCCGATGTCGGTCTAATTTGATCATTAGATAATTCTTTTTGTGTTTTAGGTACTGGTTTTCGTATTGCCATTAGAAACGTTCTTTATAAGGTGAAATTGCAACTTTATCAGCTGGAATATAGTATGTTGATACTAATAATGATACATTGTTTCCAAATTGGTCTAAACCAGGGTTTAATGGGTTTGGTCTACCATCAGAATCATTATTTGGGTATGCAGGATTTTTTCCCCCCCAATATTGGTTAGCAACTGTACTTTGTACCCCATAATACCCTTCTTGATACAAAACTATATCACCAACTTCTGGGACTACTGCTGCTGCTGGGTTTCCTAAAGGGTAATTTGGGCTAACAGCTTTTAAATCATCTAACAAAAAATAAAAATCAATAGGTTGATTATACTGGATTCCTTCTTCATCTTCCCCATATTGTTGATCTGTTCTATTAATTAAAACATTAAATAAAAAAGGACCATTATAATACTTTTCTTCAGCTGCTTCACCGTAAATATTAACTTTAGTTTCTTCTAACTTAAATTGATATAAGGCACATTGTTGGGTAATAACATTACCCATAACTTCTCTATTTAAATGTCGCATTAGAGACCAATCTCTAAGCCCAGTATACATTGCCATATTATCCTATATAAATAAATGTTGGAACACCTTCTAATTCTTTATCTCTACTTTCTTTTTCATCTGCTCTTCTAGCTAATAAAGCAGCCCGAGAAGTTTCATCAAAATATGCTCTTAATCTTTCTAATAATGCAGTTTTTTCTGCAGTTGCTGCTGCTAATAAATCAGCTTGATTTAAAGTCATTTCAGCATTAGGTATAGGAACTGTACTATATTTACCACGAACATATCCTAAAATTTCTTTTACTAAAGCTAATGTGTATTCAAAAATCCATTGTCTACCAATTGAATTAATTAAATCATAATCAGGATTAGCATATGGCATATTAGAAGCATTAGTTACTTTACCACATGATGGGTCTACACTTCCACTTGTTCTTTCATTTACTTTAATATACTCAAACCACATATTTCCTACACATGAACCACTAATCATTTCATCATCATTAGTATGAGTAAAAGGTCCTGGAATTGGGAATACTCTTAAAACATTATTATGCATTTCAAAACTATAATTAGACATTCTAACCATTTCATTCATTTCAATAGCTTGAATTACTTGCATATCATAATTAAGGGGCATCATTAAATAACCCATTCCACCTCCAAATCCTCCAAGTCCTGTTAATCCTGCTGCTGCTACTCCACCAAACCCAAAACCATCATAAGGAGCTAGATATCTAGCAGATGCAGGAGTTGGTTCTTGATAAAATACTCTTTTTATTTCAATACTACCTGTTATATTTTTTGCTTTAGCCCATTCTTTTAAATCATAATCTTGAACACTAGCAGTTAAAGGAATAAAATCCTTATACCATGGAACATTACCCCCAGTACCTGCCTCAGCTCCATATTGTTCTGACATTCTGATTATTGCTCCTAGATTAGGGGTAATAATGCTCTCATTTAAAAAGATAAAATCTTGAACTTCAAATCCTTCTAAAGTTAATAAATTGTCTCTTACTAAATAAGCATAAAGTTCATTACCATATACAGTAATTGCCTCTTCAAAAGCTGTAAAGAAAGAACCTGATTGTAATTCTATATCTACTAAAGGATAACCTAACCTAATAGCACAAAATTCAGCTACTTTTACACAATCTTTTTGAAAATCAATGCTGCTGTTATAAAATTTAAAAGGTACTGCATCAGGATTCCAAAGTGGGTTACCATCATATATGGGTATATTCATAATATAATTAGTTTTATTATAAATATGAAAAAAAGGGACTCAAATTGAGTCCCTATAATTTTATTTTATATTTAAATAAAGATTAATCTCTTACCATTAAATATTTAGAATTTTCAGCACTACCTGATAGCCATAATCTACCAGATTCTGCAGGTTCTGTAATAGGTAAGTTATTAATATAAAATTCTGTTCCGTCTATTGATCCTGTAAAGACACCATCAAAAGATCCTGTAAAACTACCATCTCCTGATCCTGTAAAGGAACCAGTTAAGTCTCCATCAAAAGATCCTGTAAAGGAACCAGTTAAGTCTCCATCAAAAGAACCTGTAAAACTACCATCTCCTGATCCTGTAAAGGAACCAGTTAAGTCTCCATCAAAAGAACCTGTCATTGATCCTGATGAATCTACCCCAAATGAGCTTGTAGTTGAACCACTTACAAATATAATTGAATCACTAGATACAAATACTTCATTAAAAGGATTATCAACTGATCCTATATTATGAACCCCTACACCTTCAGGTATAATACTTCCTGTTATGGTTATATTACCATTGATTGTTAAAGATCCTGTTATTGAATGAGACCCAGTAAAATATCTAAAGTTGTCATCCAACTCATTTATTGTTAAAGCTCTTCCAATACCGTCTGAACCTGTTCTGAATGTTAATGCCATTTTTTATTAAATTTAATTTTATTATAAATATTAAGAAGAAGCTATAAAATATTCTATTGTAGCATCTTCAACATCTGCTTTCGCTTTAATCGAAGTTAATGAAGCAAAAGATGAAAAATATTGAATGTCAACATAACCTTCTACTACATAATCATAATAATCCGTTCCCTGAAATTGAGCATTTGAAAATACCATTGATTTTCCTGCATCAATTTTAAATAAGGTTTCATCTCCAGATCCTACATCACCAGTATTAGGACTTTGTGCATCTGGACTATCTTGGATTAAGTAAAGAGATATATAATTATGTTTACAAAGATTAGTAAATCTCATATACTTAACTGTATCTCTAACAAATGAACCTGCTGTTTGTTGTTCTTCTGAATCTACAAATCTTAAAATTTCTATACCACTACCACTAAATGTAGTTGCTATAGTATCAGTTCTTCTCATTATTTGATTAACACCATCAATAACAGAAATATTCAATGCTTCTTCCATATTACCATTAGGTAATCTAATTGCTTCAGAAATTGTTACTGTAAGTGAACCAGTAGGGTTACATGCCATAATAGTATTTTGTTATAAATATGGTATTAGTTTTTATTATTATAAATATATGAACCAGAAGTAGTAATACTTACACCTCTATCAACTGCTTCTTGATAATAATCTAATAAGTCTTCAACAATTTCATTTCTATGATTAGTAGTTAATGTAATAGCTTCTAAATTTTTTATTCTTCGTGCTGCAGAGTATAAAAATTTAAACCCAGAATCTGATTTTTTCTTTAAATCTGTTTGGTGAGCATCTCCACATATTATCATTTTACTTCTTAAACCAATACGTGAAGTAATCATTTCCATTTGTTCATGAGTAACATTTTGTGCTTCATCAACTATAATCATTGAATCCATAAATGTTCTACCTCGCATAAAAGATACAGGTACAATTTCTATTTTTCCATCTTCAATTAATTTTTCTACTTTAACCTTATCATATAATGCAAAGAAATTTTGATATATTGGTTGAACCCAAGGATCCATTTTTTCTCTTAAATCACCAGGTAGAAATCCTATTTCTTCTTTTGATACAGTAGGTCTGGTGATTATTATTTTGTCATATTGTCTTCTTAAAAGACCATCTAATGCAACATTACACGCAAGTAATGTTTTTCCACTACCTGCACCCCCTCCCAGGAGGGTAATTGTATTTTCCAGGATGTGTTTTTTAGCGTCTTTTTGTTCATCATTAAGTTGGAGTTTGAACTTAATTGGGTTTTTAGGAATTCTCTTAGGACGATATACATCGTCCGTATGGGGTTTACTTGCCATAAATTCTTGAAATTAGGGATTACATATTGATTTAATACAACCGTTGTAAATACGTTAATATACGTAAAAATTTTAATATAGCTATATAATGAGATAAATATAGTTTTGATATAACGCATTTTATTATACATATGAAAAACATAAAAAAACCCGGTCAAAAGACCGGGTTAATTTATTCAGATTTAATTAATCTTTTCTTATAAAAGATCTAAATTTGATACATTGATTTTTCCATAGAATTCTGGACGAACCATTTTCTTAGCATATCTAGTTAATAGACCTTTTCTTGGTACGAACGTATCTGGATCGTATACAAGTGGAGTCATGATTAACGGAATGTAAGGAGCAAATACAGCACCACTTTCTAAGAACTGAGTACCACGGTATCCTAATAGGATTGTGTTAGCAGTCATGTAAGGGTTTTTGTATACTTTTTGGCGAGTATTTAAAGCACCAACTTTTTGTACACCAAATGCATAGTTCATTTTAGCAGCATCACCATCTGTATCAGCAGCAAATCCTGGAATAGATTCTAGGATAGTAGCGATAGCTGGAGAAACAACCATAAAGTTAGCACCACCACGAAGAGTTTTCTGGTGAATGATGTTGCTCAATTTTTGGATTTTAGTTCCTAAAGTTTGGAACCACTGTCCTTGAGAATTGTAGAATCCTAAATCAGTTTCTGCAATTGTAGCACCTGCACCTGTTAATTGGGCGTTATTTTTAACTGACCAAGTTTCAGTTCCTGCAGCAGCTGATTCAATTAACATACTTAAGATTTCTAAGTCAATTTCTAATGAAATGTACTCACTTAAGATTGAAGTTAATTCAGCTTCAGCATCTAATGCATGGTATGCATTTAAATCCTGTGCAAATTCTGGAGTCCATACAGCTTTAAGTTTTCTAGTTTTAGCAACAATTGCAGATGATTGCATCTGGATGTTGATTTCTGGAATAACTTGGTCTGGACAACAGTTAGCACCTGACTCATCGTTGTAAGAGTTTGGATGAGGGTTACCTGCTTCAAAATCACCTCTGTTATTATCAGTTGGTTGAAGTTGGTAATTTACCCATACATCGTTAGTTGTAATAGCAGTATCTAAAGCATAGAAATTAATCTTACCATTCACTGCATCGTATTCTGTAAATTCAGACACTTGTACACCTGGTACAGTACCATCTGAACCTGTTGGTACAACACTAGTTAAAGATCCAGTAAATAATTGGAATGCTTTTACAGCTTCAAAATCTGCAAAACCTAAGTCAGCAGCATCAATTTGTACTCTTTGGTAATCACCAGCAGCAACAGAGGCTGAGTAAGTACTGTTAAAGTTAAATTGATCCCAAGTAGCATTTGTTCTTGCAGATGTTACTTTTGATTCAGTATTTTGAATAGAATATCCAAAACGACCAGATCCATATAATCCACCTGTGTTTGTATTACCGAATGGGTTTTCAGCAGATGTCTTATCTCCGTATAATGAATTACCAGCTGTAAATGGAGATTTGCTAGATCCATATTGGAAATCTAGGAAAAATACAAGACCAGAAGGTAAATTCATTGGTTGTACTGATACAAATTCCTGTGCAGCAATTTGACCAAATACCTTACGTACTAATGGTAAAGCTACACCAGCCCACTGTCCACCAACGTTTACGCCAGTTTGTGACTGAAATGTACCACCATTTCCTACACCACCACTAGTTTGTGATGATTCAACAACAAGTTGTTTAGCTTGGTTTTCAAGGATCATACCCATATTATTTTTGTGGGCACCATCTAAACCTTCTAATAAACCTGTCTTTTCCCATTTGCTAGCTAATCTAGCCGCGTCAGACTGTAAAGACTGGTATGGGTTCGCGCTTTCTAAAAGAGTATTTAAGCTCATTTTTTTTAGTTTTTTAGGGTTAAAATAATTTTTTAAATTAATCCAGCAAGTTTACGCATACGGTTATATACATCATTGCTTTCAATAATTGGTTTTTTAGCTTCAGTTATTGTTCCAGTTGCCTTAGAAGCACTACCTTGTGGTCTTGCTTTAGATTCTGTTTTTGATACTAAACCTTCGTTTAATGTTTCAAAAATAACTTTAGCTTCTTTTACTGTTGACGCTTTGTCAAATGCTTTAAGCACTCTAACTTTTTTGTCTTCAGTTAAGTTTTTAGATTTGAATACTTTGTTTGTGTAAAGTAGTTTAGCATTTAAAAGGTTAACTTCTTGCAATTCAACTTTAAGAGCTTCGATTTCATCTAATGCTTCTTTAAATCTCATTTTTTCAGTTTCTTTTTCGATTTTAGAGTCATCTTTGTCTCCATCCTCGTTTCCGACACCTTTTTCACCTTTATCCATGTCTTTTGCTTCGTCGATTTCTACATCAACATCTACATCTTCAACATCTTCTACGTCTACAACGTCTTCAACATCTTCCTCTTCAAAATCCTCACCAGCTTCAATTGTTCCGTCTGCTACTAAATCTTTAATAACATCCTCAATGAATCCTTTTAAGTCGTCTTCTGACATATCTTCTAGATCAATTTCTTCATCGTCGATTTTGTCTTCTTCGTCTTCTTTTTCGTCTTTCATACCATCAAGGTAGCCTTCTTCTTCAGCATCAGTTCTAGCATCTTCAGTAATTTCTTCGGATACTTCTTCTGATACTTTCATAGATTTAAGTTCTTTTTCGATGTCGTCTTTAGCGTCTTCGAATCCGTCCTTATAGCCTTCTTGTTCAGCATCTGTACGTTTGTCTTCATCCAATTCAAGTTCAGCAAGTAATTCGTCAAGGTTAATCTCGTCAAGCTCTTCTTTAGCTTCATCCATATCTTCTTTCTCTTCTTTCATTTCATCCTTAGATTCCATTTCTGCTTTAACGTCGTCTTCTTCATACTTACCGTATCCTTCGTCAACGTCTTCTTTGTCCATTTCTTCTAATTTTGCTGAAAGCATAGATTTTAGATGTGGTGTAAATGCTTCTTCAAGAGCAAGTTTTGCGTTTGCAATAGCAGTTTCTTTAACAGCTTTAGCATCAGCGATTGCTTCTTTTAACAAATCATTGTTTGCCATAATCTCAAAATTTTTTTTGTGAAATACGATTATTAAGAATCGTAATAGGGAGTAATATATATTGGTGTCATATCTAGATACTCATGACACATTGCGGTTATACGTATATGTAGATTAAGTAAAAATTAAAAAATAGGACAAGAGCCTTTAGAACAAAGGATTTCATGTACTACTTTATTAACATTTGTATAATCATAAGTAATAACTTGTTTTCCTTCATTTAAAGTATGCATATAAGAACCAGGATTAGAAGGTGTTGAAACAAAATCCCAACATAATAATTCAAAGTCATCTTGTACTTCCATTACACCACCATTTTGTTCTAATGATCCCATACCACGAGATGAAACACCTACTGTTACACCTGCTTTAATTAATTCTTTAAGTATTTGACCTGAGGGAGTAGGTAAAATTTCTATTTTACCCATTACATTATCACCATCCCACCAATAATCTGATATTAGATGTGATACATTTTTTAAATTTATAACAGTTGATTCAGGATGATCTAATTCTCCCATTGAACGTCTTTGTTCAATAAGTTCATTATATTTATCCATTTCTCTATTCCATAGATCTTTTGAATAGTATCTACCATTTCCGTTTTTAACTTCAGCAGTAGCTAAAATTCCCTCAACCATTAAATTACCCGTCTCCTTGTTAACATTTTCTGTTAACTGGAGAGGGTTAATTTTAAAGGTATTTGTTTCTATTAAGAGTGATTTACTCATATTATTTAACTAGTTTATAAGAAACTTTTTTAATATTAAAATCTGGGTTTTTTACCCTTTTACCACTTTCATCTCTGTATTCAGCAGGTTTTTCATTATCATCTTTTGCTTTTTCAGGTTTTCCTAATGATTTACCAAAAGAACTTAAAGATACTGCTGGTTTAAGTTCAATTTTTTGACCTACTTTAAAGAAACCTCCTTCTTTATCATATTCAGTAGCATTACTTACCATATCATTTTTAGCATCGGTTGGTTTTAAAAATTTACCTATATATGGTTTTAAAGCCTCATCAGATACATCTTTTGGGATTTCATAAACGCTACCATCAAGTCCTTCATTGATAGCATAAGCAGATGTTGATTGTCCTACTTTTTTAGGATCTAATTCCCGTTTGGTAGCTCCTCGAGTTGGGTTATTTTTTTCATTCCAACTTACTTCATCCATTTCGTCTACCATTTCAGCTTTTTGGTATTTTTTACCACACATTTTTTCATACATTTTTTCCATCCCAGCTTTTCTTTTTTCTAAAAGCTTAATTTCTTTTTGCATGTCTTTCATTTTCTTTTTATCAATTAATTCTTTAAGATTATCATCTTCATTAATTGAACTTACTCTTTGAATTTTTTCATCAATATGATTAGATAAAAATTCTAATTGAGCTTCCATTTTAGTAATATCACCTGCTTTACCAATTTCAGCTAATTTAGAATCGATTGATTCTTTTTTAGGTTTTTTAGCTTTAGCAGATTTAATAGCTTTATCTTTAGCTGCCATATAATCATCTGAATCTATATCGCCATCACCATCATGATCTTTACCTTTAGCTTCCATAGTAGTATCAGAATAGGATACTGCTGTACCTTCATCTTCCATTTCATCCATAGGTAACTTTTTCTCTTCTTCTTTTTCAGCCATCATCTGACGAATAATATTTCCTGATTGAGCTGCTAATGAATTTGGGTTTCCTGAGGTTACTACTTGACCAAATGCCTCTAAAACTAATTCTTTAGATTCTTTTACCAATTCCATAGAATCACCCCCATCTTTTAATTTAGTACTAAATCCACTACCACCATAACTTTCACCATCGCTTTGTTGTTGTTTAGCTTCTTTATATCCTAGACCTTGAACTCCAAATTGTCCTTCTTTTACATAATGTAATGGGTCTTTAGCTAAGTTTTTAACAGCTAATTCCATTGCTTCATCTAAAGATAATTCTTTATTATAGTTAATTTCTAATTGAACACCACTTAATACTTCTTGAGCATTAACATTATTAATATTCTCTACTTTAGGATCATAATCATAATTATGAGAATCTATATTTTCAACAGCATCCGATACTTTATAAGAACCACCTAACTTATTGTCCATTTCGAACTTTAATTTAGGATCTGCTTTTATTTTTTCGTCTTGTTCTTTAGAGTTATATTTAACTTTATCCTCATTATTAACAAGAGGTTCTAATGTACCACCTTCAGCTAAAAAGTTTTCAAATTTAGTCCAAAATGGGTCTTTATTACTTGCCTCAATAGTATTAATAGGTTTTAATGTTACTACTTGACCTAATTCTTCATTAATTAGCTCCTTATCTTTTTTTGGAGCAAATTCTTTAGAAAGTTGTTCGAATAATTGATTTGGTGTTTGTTTCATAATTATATTATTGTAATAATGTTTCTATATCGTTAAAATAATCGTTAATCATATCTGTGCCTATTACGACATCAAAGCTTTTTGGATTATCTCTGTAATATTTAATTGTTTCTATTTTACCTAGTTTGATTGCTTTTTTAATATCTTCAAATCTGGCTTCTAATTTATCAAAAGCTTCTATACGTTCCTTATGGAATTTAGATGCTTTATCTTCTTGTTCATTAATATTACGATTATACATATTAATAAAGTTTTTTAACTATCATCCCTGCTCCTTTTTGCACATAAGTACCATTTTTATTTTTAGGAACTAATTTATATTTAAATTGTTTCGTATAAGCACTGTCAGTAACTCCATCAGGACCTGCTTTTGGTCCAGGACCTAAATCTGCGCCATCACCTAATTTACCTTCATCCATAGTATAACCTAAAGAACTTACCATACCAGATGGCATTTTCATTTTATATTTACTTTTTTTTTTCTTTTTTTTAAAAGCATAAGGAGTATTATAAGCACCAGCTGCACCTGAGGTAGAGATTTCTTCTACTTCCCCTTCCATAGTCATTCTTTTATATTCGTCTGGATATTCGTTTCTAAGATGTTTTCTAATTTTATTTCTTAGAAGTCTAGCTTCTTCATAGATTTCTCTAAACTTTTCATCATCTTTAGTTTTGGTGTAAACTCCTTTAGCTGTAGAAACTAATGAATCTACATCATCATTTAATTTATCAAATGCTGGAAGATTAACTACTTTCCAAGATACTTGACCAGTTTCGCTATCTACTTTATCAACAACAAATTTAGTATCTCCATCTTTAGAATAAGATATATCACCAACCTTTGCCCCAGTTTGTTTTGCTAAATTAGGGGAGGGTGCTTCGCTAAGTTTATACTTGTACTTCATTTGCTACTTGTATTTCATTTATTAATTGATAATAACGTAACAAATCAACTAAATTATCATCTCCAACTTTATCAGTTTTCTTTAATTCGGTTAAAAATTTAGATACTTCAGTAATTTTTATTTGGGTAGCTTTATCTTTAATATTTTTAGTTTCTTTAACTAAAATATTTTTTAATTCGCTAATTTTAGTATTATAAAAGTTTCTTAAATCGGGAGTAGAATCTACTGAATTAATATATTCTTTAAGTACTTGTTTTTGATCATTAGTTAATGAATCATATTTATTGTTAAATTTTTCTAATAGTACTTTATAAGTAAGTGTTCTAACATCTTTATCATATGTAGAAAATTCTTCAAGTACTGTTTGTTTTGAGTCTTGAGTAATTTCTTTTTTGGTCAAATGTTCTAGTAAAGTAACTTTATTATCTACTAATTGAGTAGGATTTGATATAGATTTAGAATTAACGTTTTCTATTAAAGTATATAAAGCAGCTAATTCCTTATAATTTGTAATTTTAGAACCAAAGAAAGATTCTAAATTATAATGTTTTTTAATTTCATTAATCAAATTATATTTTTGCTTCTTTAAAGATTTTCTGTTAAATTTAGTAGAAGCTTCTAATATAGTATCAATTACTAATGTAGCTCTACCTTCAGTTACTACTTTGGATTTAAGTATAGATTCATATAATTTATATTCTTTACCTAAAGAAGTATTAACAAAATATTCTTTTAATATATCTATAGCTGGTGAATTACCACCTTTAAGTGTATCAGCAGTAATTTGACGTACTAACAGTTCAAATAATATTCCTGTATTTTTGTACTTTGAGTGTTTTATTTTCATCAAAAAATATATTTATTTATAAATATGTAAAGTATTTTACTTCTTTAATTGGTTTTCATCTAATAGTGAAGATGTATCTATATCTTCTTCAAATATTAATTGTTTTTTATTCATTTGTTTAAACATATCTAAGTTTTTCATATAAGTAGATTTGGCACTTTCAAGTGCTAAAGGGCTACCTCCTTTAAACTTATTTTTAATACTATTAGAATCATTTTTATCTGTATCTTTCATACGTTTAACTCCTAAACGATCTTTTCCAAAATTATCTCCTTGTGTATTACGTTTTACATTAGTATCTTTTGGTCTACCTAATTTAGGATCATCTGCTGCATATTTTTCAGGATCTGGAACTCCACCTGGGTCTGAGTACATTCTACCTTTACCATATAATGATGCTAAATCATGAGGTGTACCATAAGATTTACCTGTTTCAACTGGGTCATTTCCTTCAGCTTCAATTTGCGCTAATCTAAATTGTCGTTTAGCATCTTCTCTAGTTAATTCTCTATACTCATCATATTGATCTTCACTAAATTGATATACATTATCATAAATCCAATCAGATGGAACTAACTTTTGTTCTAGCATTGATTGTGCTAATTCTGTTTTAGATTTAAGTAATTCAATTTTTTCTTGTTCTAATACTATAGATGGGCTAGCCATATCTAATGTAAAATTAGTTAATGTTTCATCTGTATAACCTTGAGTATATAAATGTACTAAAGCAATTTTATTTAATTCAGATAATAATATTCTTTGGATTCTTTCAATTGTACGAGCAAATCTAATATCTTGTTGAGCTAATGTAGCTTTACCTTCTACTCCTTCTTCATATCCTAAAAATGCTTTAGGAATTTTAAGTGCAGCAAATAATTTACCTCTTAAATATTCTACATCTTGAATACCATCATATTGTAGTCCTGGGGTAGTATCTATTTTTGTAGTTTGATCATTACCACGAACAGGAATATAAAAGTCTTCTAACATATTTTGCATGTTATACTTTAGATTATATTCTCCTGTTTTATTATCTTGGAATGGAGTACGTTTTAGATTACCAATTGTTTTTTGCATAAATGCATCTATTTCATTTGGGGGAATAGATCCAACATTCATGTAAAAAATACGTTTTTCTGGGGCGCGAGCAATTCTATGGATTAACATTGCATCTTCCATTAAAACATATTGTTTATATAATTTACGAGCTGGTTCAATATATGCTCTACCATAAGGTAAATAATTAACATCTGAAAGAAGTCTAAAGTGAGCCATTTCATAATTATCAAAGAAAATACCTTGCTCATTCATTAAATTACCAGCAGAAGCTCCAGGAACGGGGTACATACCTGAACTTAAATTATCCATACCATCAGGTGCATATCTATATCTTACAGCTGCTGGGTTATCTGGGTCATATCCTTCTTGTCTTTCGATGTGATAAGCTGTGTAAGGTATTACATTATAAACACCATATTTCTCAGCAATTTCTAATTTTAAGAAAAAATCACCATATTTACACATTTGTCTAACCCACATCCAAAGATTAAATTCTACATTTAATACATCATAAAATAGATTATATAATATTTTTTGTATATCTTCATTAGCACTTCTAATTTGAAGTACTTCACCCATATCATTTTTTAAAGTTGATTCATCAGCTAATACATCTAGAGCAGATGCAATAATTGCATCATTATCCATTAAATCATATTCTGAATATAACTGAGGTCTAAGGTATTGATAATTAATATTAAATTGAGCCCCATATAAAGAAGAAGGACTTGTAGAAAATACTCTATTATATCTATCCATTAATGAATTAGTTTCTAATTCACCAGTTGATTGAATTTTAGCACTATCTATTACTTTTATTTGATTACCCCCAACGTTTCTGATAACTACATCAGTTGAAAATAGTCTTTTTAATCTTGAAAATACGCTTTTATCAGCCATAGTATATTATTATTATTATAAATATTATTAAAGAAGCCATCTAATGTTTTCTTTACCATCTGCAGTATTGATATGATAAGGATTATCTGTTCCTTTAGAAAAACCATATCCTCCTTGATAAGGTGTTCTATTTACAGACATATTGCCTAAAGCATTTTTAGTCGCATCCAAACCTCTTTGTCTCATTTTTAATGCTGTATCTCTAATATACATTGCAATACCAAATGACATAACTAAATCATCATTATACCCACTTTGTGCTTCTGCTCTATTATTTTTCCATATAAAGGTTTTCATTTCCTCTATTAATCTTTTTGATTGTATTGTTACTCCTTTATCACTAATATATTCTTGAAATTTACCTATAATCATAGGTCTTGTTCTTGATGACATAGTAAAACCCGCTACCATTTTTGAATGGTCTTGGTATTTGTCAAAATACGAATTAGCTGTTGGGGAGTCACTCTTTTGTGAATAATAAAGATTAGGATATTGTCTATCTAAAGCAACTTGTATGGTTGCCCAACCAATATTAGCATTTTCTATTACTAACATTGCTTCATTATATTCAGTGGCTAAACCTACTAATAAATGCCCATATTCTTTTGTACCTAATTGTCCTTTATATTCAGCTACTTGTACATTATTAGCAACATCAATTACATGACATGCAGAATAATCTTTTCCATCTCCACGAGCAACATCAGCTACTACAACATAATCTCTTGTATAATCAGGTGATTCCCAAACCCATAAATTTTGATCAGCTCCTCTTCTTTCCATAGGATCTTTTATATATGTTTTTTCATAAAAGTCTATATATTCAGGATAAAATACAATATCACCTGAGGTACTAAAATCACAATCACATTCTTGTGCTGCCATTCTAGGATCACCTAATAATTCATCTTGTGAGTCTCTCCATTTTTGGTCTCTTTCTGGGTGTACGTACCAAGGCAATTTAATTGGTAAAAATTGATTTTCTCTATTTTCTGCTCTAACCCAAGTTTGATGAAACCAATTACCAGTACCATAAGGAGTAGATAATGCTATACATCCACCTCCAGTTGCTAATGTTTGTTGAGCTGAAGCCCAAATCTCTCCAATGTTATCAATAAATGCTGCCTCATCTATTAGTAGTAAAGATACTGCTTCTGATCTACCTGCATCTGAACTTGCTGAAGTGGCTTTAATTTGGGATCCATTATTTAATCTTAAAGTTAATTTATTATTTTCAGCTGCATCTACTTTAAGCCATGAAGGTAAATTTTCATACATAAATTTTACCTTTGTAACCATATTTTTAGCTGTTTCTTGCTTTGTTGCTATACATAAAATATTTTTATCCTTATGGAATATCATTAACCATAAAGAATAACCTGCTGATAGTGTTGAAATACCTAGCTGTCTAGATTTTAGGATAATCGAATAAGGATTATCGCGCATCAACGTTAATACCTTTTCTTGAAACGGATATAAATTAAATTGTATGCGCCCCCTTTGTGGGTGTTGTATATAACAGTATTTACGCATAAAATGCACTGGATCTTTAGCACACCTTAAATATTCTGAGCGTATTACTTTTTTTAAATCTGACATATATTATTTTAATATAAAGATTACTCCTGCAATAGCTACTAAACCTGCACCCCCCATTAATTTAGTTTTAAGTTTTTGTTTTTTAAGATCAGATTGTAGTCTTTTAGATAGCTCTTGGGATATAGCTAACTGATCACTTTTAGTAAGCATTATAGATTCAAAATTCCCTACTTGGGAATTAAGACTAAAAATAATACTATCTTTTAGAACTATTTTTTGTTCTAAAAAATTAATTTTATCTAATGTTAAAGCTAACTCTTTTTTAGCTCCATCTCCTGTAATTAAATCTTTAATTACTAACTTCGCTATCGGTTTTTTTAACTGAATCGATGTACTGTCTGTAACGTTCTGTGAAAAACTTTTCAAGCTCGTCATCGTTAAAGTTATCAACAGCATCCACTTTAGTACTAATTTCATATTTCAAGCTATTTATTCTGTTATCTTTAAGATTTATTTGTTGGTCTAATTGTGTTATTTGTCCATTTAAGGTATCGATTTTAAAAGTCAATTCATCATTTTCACTATGCAACGAATCAACTTTTTGTTCTAATGCTATAATTTTAGCATTATAATCCTCAACATACTCTTCCTTATCTGAGAATAATAACCAGAATATTATACAGAATAGTACTATAATTTTTAATATGTAGATAACCCTTTCTTTAGACTCCATTTTATTTATCTAAAATCTTTTCTAATTCTTTTTTAAGTTTTGTTTTTTTCTTAAGATCAGCTACTAGTTTTTCTTTTTCTTCACCTTCAGCTTTAGAATATTTTTTAGCTAATGATTTCATTTCACGAGTTAATAAAGCTAATTCTTCTTTTGCTTTAGCTAAACCTTTGGTTTTTTTAAGATCTGCTTTAGATGGTTCTTTATCTTCATTTTCTTTCATCGAACCTCTTTTAACAATGGCATCATATGCCTTACCAACATCACCTTTATATAATTGATCTACTATTTTTTTACCTAATTTTTCTAACTGGTTATCATCTAAAGAATGTTTTTTACCAAATCCTTCTAAATAAGACATACCAATATCTAAATAATCATAAAAGAAGTCTTCACCTTTTGGGGTAGCATCTTCTTCAATGCCTGCTTCTTTTTTAGCTACTTCTAAATCTTTAATAGCAGCAGTTAATTCTTTAGTTTTTTCAATTTCTGCATCAGTATCTTCAGATAATGTAGAGATGATATTTTCTCTGATATAATTTTTTAATTCAGATTTTTTCATTATAATAAGGTTTTATTATAAATATGTTAAAGACCAGTAATATTCAAAATTTGTTGAATACGTTCCTCTGTAGATCCAGATATTTTTTCTATTTTGCCTGCTTTATGGCCATGTCTTTTAATAAGAGTAGTAATAGTAAAATCAATTAAATCTCTATAATGTTCATCTGTTTCACGTACTCCATTATCTTCAATATCTATTCCATAAGGAGATATGTAAAAAATATAATCATATTCTCTAACAAATTCACTAGCATATGTTTCAAATGCTTCTTTATCTTGATGGGGTATTGATTTTGCATTTAAAGTAAATGCCATAACATCAAGAACTGTTCTATCTGTTATAATATCCGTTTGAATTAATTCAGCACAACGTTCAGCTAAGAATATAGTTTGACCTTTTAATGTTGAATCTGTATTAAGTGGAATACCTTGTTCCATCAAATATTTAGAACGCTCTGTTCTAAACATATAATCTTTAAATTGCTTTGTTTCCTTTAAAGCATTTACTAATGTAGTTTTACCTACACTCATTGTACCACATAAACCTATTTTCATATCCTAGTTTCTATAATCTGAAAGGTGTGCTTTCATTGATTGATTTTTATAATAAGGTAACCCTTCTCTTTGTTTTCTAGCTTCACTCCATTCTTCTTTAGTATGTTTAATACCATATAAATGATATTCACCTAATTTTTCTTTACCTTCAGGAATTAAAGCATGTCCCTCCCAGTTATGGAGTTTATTATCCCATACATAAGCGATAGTACCATCTGCTTTTTTTAATCTTTTACTTTGTGGAAACGGTGTTTTTTCTGATTTTGCCATAATTTTTGTTTATTTTAAATATACGAAACTTATTTTAATTCTCCAAAAGTGATTCAGCAACATATGTCCCTTGTGCACCACTTACCGTTATACCTCTAGCTGATAAAGCATCTCCTACGAAGTGTACGTTAGGATACTTAGTGAGTGCTAAATTGGTATAATCGACAAGTGGCTCAGGTGATAGATATTTTACTTCAGGTACATAAATACCCCAATCATCTTTAAGTGTTGGGAAAACTTTTTTCATGTCTTCAATAAAATCATACACATACATAAAGTAGGGTTGCATTGCTTTTGATATTTTATGTAATGTATCTACTTGGATAGCTGATACATTTATACCTTCAGATGTTGTTGATGGTTTTCTACTTGGACTATAATATAATCCTGTACCATCTATCTGTAATTTTTTAACTACATCTCTAGACCAATCAAATGGTTTATCAATACCTTGAACTTCCATTAGAATACCAAAATTGGTCATGTCATTTCGGAATGCTTCATCTTTTTTAGCGTGTCCATTGTACGAATGATCTCCATACGTTTCCTCAACGGCAACATAAGCTGCGTTGTTGTTTGTACAGAATGAACGTAATGATACTCCTTTGTCTTTGAATTTACGATACAATTTGAAATCATAGCTTACATCAATTAATTTTTGGAAGTGTTTTTGTGGTGCTTCAAATCTAACACCTATTTGTACTGGTTTAGGTTCAGTTGGTAAATCATATTTTTCAGCTAATACCTTACCAAAGTCAATACCTGATTTACCTACACCAAATATAAGTTCATCATATTTCATTTCATCTACTGCTCCTATAGATACAATTTGATCTTCAAAATCGATATCTGTTACTTTAGTTTCCCAAATAAATTCAACACCACCATCAACTAAGAAATCATACCAATTTTTACCTATTTCATGTAAATAATCTGTACCAACGTGCCATACTGGAAATAATCTTAATCCAAAATATGGTTTAATAAATTCTGGTTCTGCTACTGGATTTGAACATTGTACTTCCTCTGGTTTAGGGTGGAAACGTTTAAAATTATCTATCACCTGATCAAATAATTCCATCGCTTTTTCTTCACCACAATATTTAGATAATTGCCCTCCAATTGAAGTGTGGTAAGTTAATTTACCATCAGACCAACCTCCTGCTCCTAGGAAACCTGTCATTACCTCTTCATATGGTCTTAAATATGGGTCTTTACCCATATCAATAATAGTGATTTTACCTTTAAATCCATTATCAACTAGCTTAGTAGCAGCATTTACATTTGCTACACCTGCTCCAATCATTACTATGTTTTTACTCATATTGTATTCCTATTTTTAACGCGTTAATATACGAAACTTAAATGTGGCCTCCAAACGGAGGCCACAGATCTCATTTTTACTTTTACTCTTAAAAGCGGATAGGCTATGAATCTATCCTGTATGTTTTTAATTTAGCAACCGCAGCATGTACAATCACATGATGTTCCACAATTACATATTTTACAATTACATTTCATATTATTTAAATTTCCAATATTTACTTAAACCGTAATCTTCTAATTCTTCTTGTGAAGAAGCATAATCTAAAATTTCGCTAGCTGGTGTTTCAGAATCTAAAACAAATGTTTCTATTTCATCATCTAGGACTTTAAAATCTTCTTCTGCTGCATCTGCTTCTTTATCTGAAAGTAATCTATTATATACTTTATAATCTGTCATATCGTCAGCATCATAAACGATAGTAAATTCTTCGTTGCTTATTTTTTCAACGTCTTCTTTTAATAAACGACCTTCAGCTAAATATTTTTTTAAATCAAAGTTATCCATTTATTTTAATTTTTAATCAAATGTTACATCAGCACTCCATTTAATATCACCATTAGATAATAATTCTAAATGAATGTCTGGGTTGCCTTCTAGTACATCTTTACCACCTACTGAATTTAAATGTTTAGCTAAATCCATAAATACAGATCCTTCACCTCTTGAAGTAGCAGCATATTCTGCTTTTGTCCAAATATCAGATTGAAATCCTTCTTTTTCTACTACAGAGTCATTAAACATTGCTTCTACATAATCAGCAATTTCGGAATTTGGGTCAATTCCTTCTTTAAATAGCCTTCCTTCAGCTAAATATTTTTTTAAATCAAAGTTATTCATTTATTCTAATTTTTAAATCGGTTGTACCTTTTAATATTCGGTGTATTCTACCTTCTGTTATAAATATACGATCTCCCTTTACTAATTCAAAGGGCAATTCATTATCCATTTGTAATTCCCATCCCTTACCTTCTAATACTTCGATATCTCTATCTTCAGCGTCTTGATGCCAAACTAGTTCTAGTTTATTTACATCTTTCGAAAACGTTCTTATATTACCTTTATTTTTGTATGGATTCATTTTACCAAAAAGTATTCATATTTGCACCTAAACCTAATGCTGAAGCATATCTTGGTAAATTACATGACCAATATCCTGCTTTAGTTCTATCTTTTTTATTTTTGCAATTATGTCTAGCTGCAAATGCGTTACGTGCTTCTTTGTTTTTAATTTTAGCTCTTAAACCACCTGATCCAAATGATACTTTTTTAATCTTTTTAGTTTTAGGATCACGTACATAAACATAATATGCTTTTGAACCACCACGTTTTGGTTTGTTTAGTGGTACATCTTTACCTTTGAATTCGGCTTCATCTAGTTCTGCTTCATTTAATGATTTTTCTAAATCTTTTATTTTTTGAACTAGAAAAGGCACATTCCCACCATCATTTGGGTCGGCTATTCTTGCTTTTAATCTATCAATTGTTTGTTGAGTAGTTTCTTCTTTTTCATATTTAGATTCATTTACTTGACCCTTAGATTTAGCTTTTCTAACTAATGAATTCCAATTAGATAAATCATATTCATCCCAAGGTTCAACTTCCATTTTATTGAATGTTTTTTCTTGACCTGCTACTGGTTTGCTATTTAAATAATGTGTTTCATTTTGGGTTAATGTAAAGAATTTATCTACCTCTTCTTGAGAAGGCATGTTAGATTCTTCTAACATAGGTAAATCTAATGGTACAGATTCACCTTCATATAAAGCAAATTCACCTAAATGTGTTTTAATTAATGCTTCATCATCTTCACATAAATCGATTACATTACGTGAATACATTTTTCTAGCTTCTTTAATTAAAGCTAAATGTTTATCTGAACCAATACGATATACTGTTTCAAATAATGGTATTTTTTTATCTATATGATATTGTAAACCTTCAGATAATAAAGATTTTACTTTACTTTCAGTAAGTAAAGGGCCTCTAATTTTGGTTTCACAAGTATT